CTCGCGTTCGCGGTCCTGGAAGTGGAACTGACGGTCCACGACGCGGGAGAGGCAGTGGTAATAGCCGGCGGGCAGTTCTGGCGGGGCCTTCCATCGGGGATGTCGCATGCGATCAATGGGCCAGAACTGTAAAAGCGCGCGAGGTCGGGTAAACATCCGCAGAGGTTAGGTGAATGTCTGCCCCGGCGCCTCCGCCACCCCGGCAGGGCAAAACGGCATCCGGGCCCAGGGCTGCAGGCGGGCTGCGGACCGGGTGCAGACGCCGTGCGGGTGACAGCAGCGGCCTTCCGTCCCGCCCCCGAAATCCCCGGTCTGGAGCCATTCGCAGGCCCGGCATTGGGCTTCGGTTGGGCGGCGGCCGATCGGGATGAGCCGCCGCCGGGTCGCGGGGGGCTGTGCCGCCAGCCCTGGCCGGACCAGGACGCGGGGGCCGGGGGATCGGCCAGGGCTGGCGTAGGCGGGGGTGTAGGGGATGCGGCTCACGTCAGGGCCCGCCGTAAGGCACGGAGGGGATGCGGATGACCGATGTGCCGTCCTCGATGACGGTGACGCCGACGCTGGACCCGCCGCCGGCGCTGCCGGCCGAGCCAATGCCCCCAGGCGGGACATAGGCGTAGCCTGTGGCCCCTTCCGGAGGTGGCGGAGAGCTGATTCGGTGGCGGGCCATCACGCATTCGGAGCGGGTAGTCTCTTGGAGAGACCACCATGCATAGGCGCCCGTGGGCGACCCGCAGAACCCGGCCACAGTGTACACCGGATCAGGCCCCAGGGGCCCGCTGGTGTACGCAAGGGCCGAGACCGTGACGGAGTAGTCGAGCCGCATCGCCACCACGGCGTCGGTGTCGAGGTAGCCGCGGATCCCTGGCGGCAGTGCGTGGACCGCATCGGGATCCAATGGCGCCCAGCGGAATTCGATGTCGGTGGCGCTGGCGCCAACGCGCCACCGGGTGCCGCCGCCTCCATCGGAACACGCCTCGGCATTGGTCGAGCCCCCGAGCATGCCATAAGCGCGGTTGGCCCCGCCGGCGCCCAAGCCTGGGAACCAGTCGGAGGTGATCCCGCTGGTCGGAGCCTGGAGCCCCGACCAGCCGGTAGCGAAGTAGCTGCCACCGACCCCGCATGGGATGGGTTCGCCGCAAGCATCCACGGCCGACACGGCATCTTCGGCGAATCCTTGGTGGGTACGCGACTGCAGCTCGGCGGGGAGATACACGCGGGCGTCAGTGAGCAGGTTCACGGCGCGGGCCATGGTGTTCCAGATCTCGGCCGACAGGTCGGTGTTGGGCACGGGCCCGAAGCCCTGAGGATTGTCGGGACGCAGACTCGCTGGCTGCCACGGGATCCAGCGATTGCCCGCAGCCGCGTACATCAGATTCTCGTAGGTGAAGTCGAAGACGCCGGTCGTCAATGAGGCACAGGCCAACGAGCTGGTGGTCACCCCGTCCACGTACCCTTCGCACATGGCCCGGAGGTACAGCTCTGCCTGGCGGAGCTGATCGTGGTACAGCGGCGAGTCATGCTCATCCTGGTCGTCATTGTCGTCGAGGAAGGGCTCCGGGATGAGTTGCACCAGGAAGAGGGTGGGCAGCACCGAGCCGTAGGGGACATCCAGATCGAAGGCCAATCCGGAGTTGAGAGCCCAGTCCCCAATTTTCCTCGAGGCATTGATGCCGCTGGCCTGGTACCAGAGATACTCGCGCAGGCCATTCTCCACGCTGCGGTAAGGCTCGGTGTTGCGGAGCGCGTCAATGTCCCAATCCTCGATGTCGTCGCTGATCGCGCCCGGGGCGATGCCCTCGCAGTGATGCAAGCGCCCCTTGAGGGTCACCTTGATCTGCTCGGCGCCGGCGCGGATCACCACCTCGGTGGACTCGATCTCCACCGGGGGCTCGTAGATGCGGCACGAGCGATAGAAGTGCCCGCGTTCGGTCTCGCAGTCCGTGTCCCCTTCCGCGCAATTGCGCCGGTTCGCATGCGTGAAATGGAAGGAGTTTGGCCCAATGCGCACATAGCGCTGGCCACTCAAGCTCTCCGTGCCGGCAATCGTCGCCTGACCAAAGGTGAAGTGATCCTTCAGCACTGGGTCCACCTGGATCTCCGGGCTGTCCACGTGGCAGCGGTCCAAGAATGGAGTGACCTGGTCCCCGAACGCCTCGGGCTTCCAGATGCTGGCGTCGGCTCCGTTGTAGGGTTTGAGCGTCGCGTGCAGACACCAGCGGTTGCTGAATCCCTGGGGCTCGGCGGTGCGCCGGATGCCGTCCACCTCGCTCACGATGCCCCCGAAGGATTCGTATTCGGGCTCGCCCTCGGCGCCCACGAACTCTTGGCCCGCACGAATCTCTCGGCCGGCGTACTCGATGCGGCCGCCTGTGACCTTGTAACTCCGCCCCCAGACGATGTGGCCTGAGGGAACGGGGAGCCGCGCCGGGGCGATCCCCTGGAGCAAGTCTATAGGCACACTGCCACTCATCCCGCGAGCGTACCGGTCAAGGTACAGGATGCTCTTGCCGCCGCTGACCTCGTAGCCGAGGAGATTCCACCGAGGGATGATCCGCACGTGCTGTGAGAAGCGCCGTGCGGCGTCGAAGACAGCGTTGATGTTGATCGGGGGCTCGCCGATCGCGGGCCCCAGCGCCTCGCCCGAGACGAGCGGGAGCACCAATCCGTATTCGAAGAGAGTGTCGCTAATCTTGCGGGCCTCCATCGTCTCGTGCCCGAGGCCGTCGGTCCGGTCGGAGCTGCCGTCGTAGGTGGCCAGTCGGGTCACCATGGCCCAATCGTGCAGCTCCGGCTTGTAGGCGAGCCGCTCGCTCGCCTCGACGTGAATGCCTCCGCCTGGCTCGAGTGTGACCAGACTCGCTGCCTCGACGGTCAGGTGGCCCGGACCGGCCGCCGCGGGCAGGATGGCGATGCCCTCGGCGTGGCCATCGGCAGGGTCGAGGCGGATCCGGCTGACCTCCGCGCCATCGAGCCGCAGACTGAGGGTGGCAGGAGCCTGCAGCCCGTCGGCGATCACCGCCCATCCATGGCAGACGTTGCCCGGCCGGATGGAGGCAGAGCCGTTGACGAGCGGAAGCCTGGCGCCTGGGCCGGCGCTGCCTCCGACGCGCCATGTGGCATAGACCGGTACCACGTCTGTGTCGCTCACCCCGATACCAGCTTGGGGCGCCAGCGCATACTGCCGCTCGCTGAACTCCTGCAGGCCGAAGGCCTCCCCCATCCACGATTCCGCGCGCTGCTCCTCGGTGCCGCGGACTTCGCTTGCGAACGCGTTGAGGACCCGCCCAAGCACCTGGCTCTGGGTCTTCTGGAGTTGGGGTTCCTGTTGGTAGGGTCCCTCCATCCACTGAGACTTGGGTAGATACACGAGCGCACCACTGTAGAGCCACACGTAGTAGGCAAACGGCGCATAGCCGATGCCAGCGATTGCACTCGGTGACGACGGACATGTCCCAAAGTGGCGGATCTGCCCCGTCGTCAGGTTCGTAAAAAAGACATCGAGGTTCGGCGTGAGATCATCAGAGCAGAGACCATGGTACTCGGGGTGCGGAATCCACCCCCCGAACGCATTGCCATGCGGGCTGAGCAGAGAGCTGCGCACCCATGCATAGCTCCTCGCGACCTCAAACGCCGGACTGGCCAACTGCCCGGTACTCATGTCATAGGCCCCCGCCTGCGCGGCGCCGAGCCTCCACAGCCGCCAGGCCGTGAGCGGCGCGTCATCAAGGAATCCTGTGGGCATGTAAGCCAGGCGTAGCCGCTCACTCTCCATCCCGAGAGCCTCACTGCCCTGCAGGTAGGCCACCATGGGATTGGCGACGTTCGTGCCCTCCGGATCGCCGGGGCCGGATTCCGGCCATTGAGCGTCCTTGGGGTTCAGCATCTGATAGAAGTGGAAGAACTCCGCCTGCGCTGGATACAGGTTGAACGAGGCGTCGGGGTTCCGGATCTGGCGGAAACATCCGCCGAACCAGTAAAAGGCAACGCGCAGCATGCCGTCGCCCACGCCGCTGAGGAGACGACTGTTGATCGCGGCGGCCATCGAGGCCATGTGCCGCGATTTCACTTCCTCCCCGGGCTCGACGAGCAGGGCCTGGGTGAACACTTCGCCCATGGACCGTGATCAGCCGGCGACGACTTGGATGCGTCCGGCCGCGCCAATGCTCTTCACGTAGATGGCGGTCCCCAGCTTCGGGGTCCATACCGCGAAGTCGCCCTGTTTGCTCAGGCTTGCGAAGCGGTTGGCGTCGAAGGTGCCGCCGGACTGCAGGGAGATCTGGATTTCCCCGCCGGCCGCCGGAGTGATCATCTTCACCAGTAGCTTGCCGCAGGGCAGCTCCACGTCGCCGACGTCGAGCGCCTCCACGGTGTCCGCCGCCAGGTCTTGGGTGATGACGATGGCGTCCGGATCGGCAGAATCTAGGGAGAGGTTCACGTCTCCCGATCCGGAGACGAATCCGGTTTTGCTGATGCTGAGACGGGCGAATACTGAGAGTTCGTTAGCCATGATAGTGGAGGTTCAGCCCCATCGGGGCACGGAAGACGCAAGGATACGGCGGCGGGGGCCGGTCTGCTCACTCGGATCAGGGGCAATGAGGATTCCCCTCGGGGTGTCGGAGACGAGGGCGCCTGGGACGAATCCCGGCCGGACCCGCGCCACAGCCCGTTGCAATTCTCGGATGGCTCGCGGATACCGCCCTTGGCCGTTGATAATCGTAGTCGGAGTCATACCGGCAGCCCGTAGATGAACGTGGAGTACGCTTCCGCCCACCAATACTCGGTGACCACCTCGCGGGTCCCATCCCCCAATGGTCGGTCCACAGGGTGCTGCTTGTGCCAGAAGCCCGCCGTGGGCACCTCGGTGCGAAGCGCAGCTAGGTGGAAGCCCTCCGAGAGGAGTGCTCCGTAGGTGAGCATGCGGCCCACGTTGGCACTCGACTCCACAAAACTGACTGAAGCGGGGATGCGCCGAGTGCGGCGAAGCGTCCAGGCCGCGGGCGACCAGGAGGTGACACCGCGTGCGAGGTCTTTGAGGAGCAACCGGAAGACCGTGGTGGACATGCCCAATTGCGCCACCAAAGCCAACACGATCGCAGTCGAGAGTTGCAGAGTCTTTAGCCCCTTCTCGTCCGAGGGATCTGGAATCGTCGTTTCGCCCCGGTTGAGCGCGTCAATGTAGTTGCGCAGCTTCCGAGCATTCCCGAGGCCGAGGTCGTCGTCGCCCAACTTGTCGAACTCCCTCACCACTACCGGCAACTCCCAGATACTTTTGCTAAAGGTGGCCGGGTCGCTGGTCCACTCGGTGACGATCGTGGTCGCTGTGGGGTCGATCTCGCCCGTGCTGGGGTTCAGCACACCACCGAAATCCGCCGTGAGGAGATAGCTCATCTCCCCGGAACCCTCTGTCATACGACATCTGATCCCCTGGGCCCGCAGCTGAAAGAACATCGCCCGGATCTGTTCCCGAGATCCCTCCCAGCGACGCTGCGCGGAGTCGCCAGACACCGGGTCATAGGCGGGCAGGGCCTCCCGTTCGGCTATGGGAGCCTGTCCGTCGTGGCTGATCCATTTCTCGCTCATCCCCAGTTCCTTTCGTTGTCCCGCGACATGTCGCGCAATACGCGCTCGATGGCCTGCTGTGCGACGAGTTGGCTCTGAAGGAGCCCCGGCACCCGTTGAGTGCCTCCAATGAAAATCCCCCGCTGGGCAAACTCGTCAGCAGGAATGCGCACCTCATCAAGCCGCGCCACTGGTTTGGCGCGGCGTTCAGCCTCTTGCTTTAGCCGCACAAGCTCCGCGTCCATGCCGATCACGTCACCTTCCAACTGTCTCTTCTTGACGATATTGGCCTCCTCCGCCGCCGCCTTTTCGAGGGCGGCGCGCTGCTTCGTCACGGCCGCGATCTGTTCCTCGATCGATAGACTGGCCCGCTTCACCGCGAGCGCCCGCTGCTCATTCTCTCTGGCAATGCGGTTGGCCTTCTCTTCGTCTCCCACTCCGTACATGGACAGGGGCTCCATTTCCATGCGGTATCGCTGCCGCTCCTTTGGGTCACTGAGTAGCCGAGACATCGCCCGAAGGTCGGAAAAATTCAGGCGCAATTGCGGGTCCATCCCGAACCGCCGTCGAATATCGGACTCCCCACCGCCCGCGAAATAGGGGGTCAAATCATCCGCCGCGGATTTTCCGACCAGCATCGCCAGCGCCTGGCGCTTGTCCATCGGAGCGGTGCGGCCCTTGAAGACGTCCGCCACGCGGGCGAACAGCTTGTCGGGCGCGAGCTTCTCAATCTCCGCCAGGGAGATTTCGAGCCGCTTGAATGCAGCCACGGCGTTCGGCTCGCCACGCATTGCGTCAGACCGGCCCTGCCGAAGCGCTTCCATGGCGGCGACGAATGTGCCGTCGAGGTTGAGCGTGCGCTCAGCGCGCCGCGCGCCTTTCAGCGCGCCCGTGGATATGTCCAGCTTGTCCGCCTCTTGAATCAGTTCGCGCGTCTCCCGAATCTTATCACTGATGACAGATACAACTGCTTTAATGCTTCCCGCGATTCCGCCCCCTAAAAGCCCGCCAGTGAAGCCGACCAGCATTGACATTGCCGCCCCCTTTACTGCGTTGAGGGCATCCACTGCTTTCTTGGACTCCCCTCCCAGCTGGCTGGCATCCCCTGTGATCCTGACTTTTAGATCCTTTTCTGCCATAGTTCAGTTGCGACGGTTGACGATTGTGCCCGGCAGGGGCAAAGCGCCGGCTGCGATCAGGTGGTCGTATTCAGTGAGCAGCCTGTCATCGCTGGCCCTGCGGATAGTCACCCCCCCTTCGCGCTCAGCGACCGCGGCGGCATCCCAATGCGCGACAGCCAGCGGGACCGAAAGCGCCGCCCTCAAGGACAACCCGAATTCTCGCTGCCTCATGAGCAAGATGTGGAGCAGCTCCGCTCCCAGCGACCGCGGCCGTGAGCCCTCTGGGTTCCACCAGCGGATCGTAGGCCAGGCGTCGGCTAGATACGCCCATATGTCTGCCGCCGCTTGCTGTGGCCCTTGTCGTCTGATCATGAGAGCGGCCCAGTGCATCCAGAGCCACTCCCGGAAGGTGTCGAGGCGTGCGTGCGTTCTCTCCCACGGCCCCGAGCAGACCTGCATTGCTTGTGCGATGTCTCCCACTCCCACAACGGGCCGGGGCATCCCGGGGCGCCCGGCAAGGGGACTGCCGATCCGCTGGAGGATCAACGCGTGCCCGAGGGTGTGGCGCGCCAGCGGCACGCCGGCGCACCTCCATCGTTCAGCAAAGACTGCACGCGAGTACATTGGGAGATCAGGCGACCGGAGTCATTGCTGCCAATGAGCCATCGGCCTTTTCCATCCGAACGAGAGTCAAGGTTGCCTTGCGCTCTGCGCCAGAGCTGTCGGCGATAGTGCCCTCCTCGTAGTTCCAGTCGCCGTCCAGGAGAGTGTTGTTGAATCCCGCGAGGGTCACTGTGCCGAACGGTCCTGGTAGCTTGGCGACTCCGTCCGCTGTGGCTCGAGTGGCGTTCGCGGCCTCATCCTTGAAGAGGATATCCACGGTGACAGTATGGCGGCGATTGGATGCGCCGCGAGCGATGGTGCGATTGTCGCGCCCTCGAATGTCCACCTTGTCAAAGGCGTCGCGGAGATTCATTGCGGACGGTTCGTTTTGGGTGGTCGCGACGCCGGCGAAAGCTACGGTTCGTCCGTCCATCGCGAAGACGACCGCTGTGCCGATGAGTTTGGAGGCCATGGGGATTAGGATCCGGTTTCAGTGATCTGGAGAATTGTGTCGGTGGCGAAGGTGCATTCCATGGCGACCACATCGGTGGACGCCAAGACGAGCCTGAAGCCCCCAAATACGAAGCGGGTCCACTGTGCGGACGGTGACCAGCCTGGCGTCTCATCTGCCCAGCCTAAGCGGACCAGGCATGCCTCCGCGGCATCCTCTACGGCCAGCCGGCGTCCCTTCTCCGACCAATTGACGGCTGGCCGCTCGTAGAGCATGAGCGAGATCGTCGCGCTCACATGCTGCTCTCCCTGATCGCCCGGGTCCACGCGCGGCACTGTGACTACGATGCAGAGGCCCGCCGTGCGCATCTTGAGGGCGTGATCCACTGCTTTGGCGATGTCGGCCCGGCCCCCATCAACGACGGGCACAGCGTGCGGCGGACCAAAGTGGTCGGCCGTCATCAAACGATCCACCACGGCAGCGCGGAGACTCGCGAGCAAGCTGGATGGAGCGTCGAGTGGGCTCATGGCATCTCAGCCAGTCGCAGTTCCTCTAGTCCGGCCACCGCGGCGGCCTTCAGGTCCGCATCCGCAGGGAGCACCGACGGGTCGGGCGCTTGATGCACCTGCGTGCGCAGGACATACATCGCAGGCGCGTGCGGGCCCTCGCCTAGCACGAGCAGGCCCGCAGTTTGCCCATCGGCACCGCCAGAGAGTTTCACCAAGCGCAACTCCGAGCCAAACTCCGAGGCGCGGCGACCATACGCCTCCGGTGAGACGGGGATGGTCAACGCCTTCTTCCGGACTGGTCGGATGATGCCGCCGAGCAGCCGCTGGCGGATGCCGTCTTTGGCAATTGACACTTCAGCCTCGTCTTCACGGGCAACCCAAAAGGTTTGCCGCGCTGCCGAGGAAAAGAAGTGGGTCCTCCTTCCGCCTAGCTGATTGGGGATCAGATCGCGCTGCACAAGATGCCGCCGAATGCTCTCCGCGACGGAGGCCCCCATGGCGGCGAAAGCCCGGCGCCCATGGGCCTGGAATCGCAGCTGTTTGACCGCCGGACTGGCGGTGTCGTTCGCGATGACGGCGGCGGCCCTCATTGTTCCCCGGCTTCGTATCCTTCTGCCGAACTTTGGTCCCGTGCGCCGCGAACTGATGATCAGGCCAGTGTGAGCAGGCCCTCCCGCAACGTGAATCCGACCTGCTCCAAGGCGGACAAAAACTGGGTCCCGACTGCGGGGGCTGGCGCCGATGCAATAGCGTCGGCCGATTCCGCCGGGCTGGCCACCACGACATCACCCTTCTGAATGACGCCAAGGCGAATGGCCTCCGAGCGCCTGACTAGTTGGATTCCCATGCCGCTGTTGAAATCGAATGGCGGATGAGGCAAGCCAAATCGCGAGAGTTTGGCCCACACGGGATCGTCCACCCGGGCAATCATTCGGCCGTCGTGCATCTGTCCGCCTGCTGCCTGCCAGCGTTTCGGCCAGTAGTCCGGCTCGCGCGCGATGATCTGACCCTTGCGCCTTTCGTAGCCGCGAGGGACCTCGCGGCTCTCCACCCGAATCAGCTCTTGGCAGGGGAAAACCGCGAGGCTGTCGGGATCAGTCGCCTGGGCGTACTGCCCGCGCCCTGCGGCCAGTTTGCTCTCCGTATCAATGATGAGGTTGAGCCGCTGGTCCGTGCGCAGGTCGGAGATCGTGCCGACGCGGTCGGGCTCCGGCTGGTAGTCTATCTCGGCCAGCAACTGCTTTAGCTCGGCGCGGATGGTGGCGGGGTTGGTGTAATCGCCGGCGCCGGTACTGGCCCCGGAGACCAGGCGCTGCATCGAGCGGTCCACCTTGTCGAGAATTTCCACCTGAGCGACTCGCGCGAGGATCAGGGCGCGACGCCTGAGGGCGGGGCCGATCCTCGACAGCTCTGCGTGCCCGAGCGCCGTAGGCAGGCGGCGGCGCCCGCGGAGCGCGGCGACGGCCTCCTCGAATGGCTTGGGTTCGGAGAGCATGGATTACTCAGCCAGGGCCTGCATGGGGTACGCTTGCGACATCAGGTAGTGGCCATAGGGGCCCTGGTGGACGCCGTCGTCGGTGACCTCATCCCAGATCTCGACCGGTGTTCCGGCCGGGATGTCGCCCGGCTGATAACCCCCGGGGAGTTGCAGGTTCAATTGCGGCGTTCCACCAGCGACAGAGTTGCCGAAACAGAACCATGGCACATAGGATGGCGGGAAATACCCACGGCGGCCGGCGTGGATATCGGCCTCCAGCGTGATGCCGGACAGCTTGACGGTCCCCCCCGAGGAGCCGGCAGTGGCTCCGTACGAGCCGGCGAGCGCTGGCAGCTTCCATTTCCATCCTTGGCTCTCGTCCTGGACCCAAGGGCGCCGATCAATGACGCGGTGAATCAGGCCCTCGGCGAGGAGCCCAGGCAGTCGGGCGTTCCACGCCGCGGCCCTCTCATTGAATCCCGGCAATGCCGGGAGTTGCCCAGAGAATGTGCGATAACCATCGTTCGACGCCCAGCGCGCCAAAATGGTCTCGACCGCAAAATAATGTATGCCCGCCGCTCTGAAGGCCGCGATCAGCGAGCGCAGGTTGGCTTCGAGCTGCTCCACCGTTCCGTCCTTCAGGTCGTTTGACCCCAGACCAACGAGGACGCCGTCGGCAAACCGGGTATAGGGCCAACGCCCGCTGACGAGCGCCGGCGTCAGCAGGTCGGAGACTTTGCTGCCGGACAGGGCCCACGACATCGCGCCGTGCTGGCCTCCGTTGGCGCTGTAGAAATAGCCCGCGCCCGACTGGACCCGGCTCCGGTGTGGGAAATCATGGGATCGCTCCAGCGAATCGCTGGCGATGATGAACGCCTTGCGGCCGCCGCCGGTGGTTGTTCCGGTCACAGCTATGGGCGAAAAGCCGCCCACATTCGCCCAGCTCGACGCCCCCGGCGGGGCGAAGCTTCCCGCGTCCATAGCCGCTACCCATGGCTCCAGGCTCGCGATGTCGGTAGCCGAAGTGAACTTCGTCCCATAGATCCCATAGACGCCCGACCACCCGCCGACTCCCTCGGTGCGAGGCCATGACGGTGCGATGGTTGCGAGCTGGCCGGGCTCGCCTGCGAGGGTCTTCCCGACCGAGGGCAGCCGCGAGACCACCGACCAGTATTCGCACCATTGCCCATCCACATAGGGGCCTACCCACGGATCGGAGGCGTAGTCGGTGCCGGCCTGCACTGTGAGCAGCCGCTTGCCGTTCCACCGCACCTGGTGGGGGCCGGAGATCTTACTCGTGCGCGCCTCCGACGAGTAGATCTCGAAGTTCAGTACTACCTCGTACGCGCTGCCGGGCAGCTCCGCGAGTTGGCCGGGCCCCCCAATACCGGCAGGTCGGCTCCGACCGGTGACGTGGAATCTGAGATCAGTGCCCGACTTCGCCAGGCGGAATCCCCCACGGGTCAGCCCGACCGTGAAGCTGGTGTACGTATCGGGTGCATAGAGGGCGGGCGGATACGCAACGAAGGTCTGCCGGGCCGGCGGGGCGCTCGCGGGCAGCGGACGCTTGGCGGCATGGATTGCCTGAGCGATGCCGCTGGCCAACGCGTCCGCGTCGAACGCGACAGGCTCGGCCGCTCGGCAGACGATGGCCGCAAGGAGCGCGAGGGTGATGCCGATCTTCATATCACTTCTTGAAGACTTGTACGTTCCAGCGCCCGGTGGTGGCCGGCCAATTCCGAGTCCAAAACATTTCGACTGCATCACCTGGGAGGAGCTGGACGTCGCTCGTATAGACAGTGGAGGACGACAGGGACGAGTTGGCGTTCGTGAAACTCAGCCACGTGTTCGTGCTCGTCGCCACCCAGCGCACCGGCGACATGCCGTCCATGCTGCCGTTGAAATTCGTGATGACCGTCTGGCTGGTATTGGCCTCGATGTTGTTTGCGCCGAATGCGATCTTGGGGTTGGCCGAATTCAGCGCGCCGCTGGTACTACGGAGGGTCCACAGGAAGTTCGTGGCGGCGGAGACAGACACGCTCGGCCCAAAGGTCGAACTCCCGAGGTTCTTGTTGACCACCCAGTTGTCCCCCAAGTCGAGGGTGCCTCCGGTTTGCTGCCACCGAATGGCTGGACCGGTTGTGGCCGGGAATACGAGGGAAAACTTGGAGTACTTCCACGGCTGGCTGACCAAATTCGACCCGATGGTGTAGGGCCGTACGACGTACACATTCGTATCCCAGTTGATCGCCCGCCCGGTCATGGTGAACTGGTTCCAAGGCGCCGAACCGATCTGACCAAAGTAGTTCCCGTCAATCTCTCGCGTGAACTCAGTGCCGTTGCCGGTGACCGTCAGGCGGCCGGGTGCATTGTACCCGCCGGGATTGTCCACCCAGGTCATGAGCCCCGTGCCTTGATGGATCGTGACCCCATTGGTCGCAGTCTCAAACGTGCCGGTGGTCGGACTGGTGGCCACCGCCCACACAATGTCAGGATTACCCTCCGATACATTACGGATGACCGCGCGCAGGTTGCCGCCACCGACCAGCACGCCCTGCAGCTCCACTTGGCGGCCCGGGGTGAGCATGCCCATGCCCGCAGATGCGAACGAGAACGGCGTGCCGGCCACGGAGATGTTCTGCGTGGGATCCAGGCTTGATTGGTTCGTGACGCCCCAAACGTCTGATGTGTTGTAGAAAAAATTCCCGCGAAGGATGGTTCGACCAACGTTCCCGTAGTTGATGACGAAGGCATCACCCGCGTTGATCGTCGCGCTAGTCGGTCCGGTCAGCGTAAATGTCGTCGTGGTGTTGGTCAGGATGACTCCACTCACATTGCGGTCGGGCCAATAGGCGATCATTCCTATCATCGCATTGGCAGCCACGGATAGGCCGTGAACGAAATTGGTCTGCCCCGTCACCGTGCCGGTTGAGCCAGTGTTGAACCAGTGGGTGGTCACATCGAACGCGGATCCCGTGTTGTTGTTGTCCCAGAAATGGTTGCCCGTAATCGTGGTGAAGTCGCCACCACTGAGGACGATGCCATGCTGCAGGTTCGCGAAGATCTTGTTGTCCCGGATCGTGTTTTGCCAGATGCGGTGCTGGATCGGGTAGGCGCCGAATCCATACCCATAGGACAGCGCTGGCAGAAGCCGGATCGCGGCGAAAGACGTAGCAAAGATCTCGTTATCGGAGATGACCGTCTCCGAGAATGCACCGGATATTCCGGTGTGGTACCCGTAAATCTTGCAGCCCGTGATCTTGCCCCGAGCAGAAAGCCCGCGGCCGCGCAGCTGGTGGCCTGAGTCCTGGTAGCGCTCGCCGAGTTCAGTGGCATCCAACGTTCGAATTGGCCATTCCGTCAGATAGATGGCGGTGGACCCATTGTTGACGGCGCCTTTGGTTGGATGACTGCCATCGAATACGCACTTATCAATCCAATAATCAGCCTCGCCCTCGACATTCGCGCCTTGAGCGTTCTGTGTCGCGTAACCGCGAAACTTCGCGCCGACCAACCGATTGTTGACACCTCCATCCAACAGGAATCCGATTGGGGAGTGAGTCGTGGACGGAGAGATACCGTCGAATGTCAGATTCTCAAAGGTACTGTTGATGCAGCCGAACTCGTTGTAAACGGCCGCGAAATCCGTGCTGGTCCGCGTGTGGGAGACCAGGTTGATGAAGTGGGATCCATTCACCTTCACGTAAGAGCACGCCTGTACGGTGCAGTACGCCCCCCCGTTCGAGTTGGTCATCATCAGGTTGAAGTGGCGGTCGCCGTCCACCGTGATGATGCCGCTGTTGTAGAACGCATATCCTTCCACCGCGTTGTTCCACTGACATCTCGCGAGTACGACGTTCGTGCTCTCCCGCAGATAGACCGTGCGATCGTAGGTGCCCTTGAACACGAGGTCTTCGAAGACCACGTTGGTCTTCATCCGCACCTTGAGCATCGCGAACCGGTTGGCTGGCGCCTGGGTAAACGTGCCGTCATTAGATCGGCCATCAATGACGAGTCCGCCCGAGATGCGCGAATTGTTGCCGAGCGCGAGCAGGTGGTTGACTCGCTCTTGGGCGTCGTAGTTGCCGGTGGGATACTGCACCGGAGCGAGGACGCTTCTGGGGGTCCCCTTGAGGTCAAAGTCATCCGGCAGCTGAATGGTGTTGATGTCGAGCAGGTACCTGCCGGGCGGGACGAATAATTGCTTCTTCCCGGCGGCCGCGTTGGTCATTGCGGCTACGAAGGCGGCGGTGTCCGCCGTGCCATCGTCCGGAGTCGCCCCATAGTCCACGATAGAGACCCACGGTAGATCTGGGCCGGCGTTGGTCCCGCCTATATCGAGCAACGCGCTGGCGGCGACCGACGAAACGGACGCCTTGCCGCTTCCGTCCGTGACCATGACGCGAGCGGCGGTGAGATTGGCGGAGGTGATGGTGCTGGCAGCGCCGGTGATCGTGGCCTGCTTGCCGGCGAGGAGCGTCGTGAGGTTGTCCGACACGCCCGTCAGACGACCGATTTCTGTGGCGGTGATACTGGAAGCGGCAACCCCGCCGCTGCCGTCCGTGATGACAGCCCGGCCTGCGGGCAATGTCTCGGAGTCGATGGTGGTCGCCGATCCGGTGATCGTGGCCTGCTTGCCGGCCAGGAGCGTCGTGAGGTTGTCCGATACGCCCGTCAGGCGACCGATCTCTGTCGCAGTGACAGTGGCCGCCGCAATCCCGCCGCTCCCGTCCGTGATGACGGCGCGTCCCGCGGGCAATGTCTCGGTGTCGATGGTCGTTGCCGATCCGGTGATCGTGGCCTGCTTGCCGGAGAGGAGCGTCGTGAGGTTGTCCGGAACACCCGTCAGGCGACCCAGCTCTGTGGCTGTGACAGGGGATGCCGCAGGGGCGCCACTGCCGTCAGTGATCACGGCCCGGTTGGCAGTCAGTGGGGGAAATTCGCCCCCGCCGCCACCTTCGTTCGCGTCGAGCACCTGAATCCACCGGCCGGTCGGAGCGCCGTAGGGCACGGCCAGTGGGCCACCCGCGGCGACCGTGTTGGTGGCGGCGGAGCTGCTCAGGGCCAGGCGCCACAGCCGGTAGCCCTCTCCGGGCACCGTGTCGCCTGTAGTCCACACGTAGGCCTGATAATTGGTCCCGGCGGGCGTACTGGCGGCGTAGAGTGCTGGATCCAGGGCCAGCAGATCGGCGACGGTGGGGACAATCCGGGGCAGGTTCTGCGTTTGGCCTGTGGCGTTCCATGCCAGCCCCGCGGCGGCACTGAGCAGGAGGATGAGGCGGATCGGGTGCATGGGGTCAGAACTTCAGGAAGCGGCCGGGGAACTCTGAGGGCAGCGTGTTGGACTTCTTGGTCGTGGCGCCGGGCGGATCGGTGGATTGGTGGTCCCAGAACCATAGGCCACGCGCCCCATCTGAGCCGGTATTCTGCCGTATGATCACGAAGCGGTTGAGCCAGGTGGCCACGGTCAGGTTGAGCATCCCATCCAGGTTATCCACGATGGCCGTGGATTGCTGATCTACGTACCCCTTCTGGATCGCGCCGGCTTGGGTCGCATTGGTGGGGTGCCCGATGATCGTCAGGCGATCCACGGACAGGAGGGAGCCAGGTTGCCCGACCAGGAAGGCGCCGGACGGGATCACGATCTGATCCCCAGGCGCGACCATAGTGTCTCCGAGCAGCGTGAGATTGGTCGCGAACGGGCTGACGAGGAAGGCGTTGGTCAGCGGCGCTTTCGTCGCCAGCACGTCTGGGAGATTTGTGATTCCGATGACCGCGAAAATACGATTTGAGTTGGCGGGGAAGAACCCGGCTGGTGCGCGCAGGCTCCCGTCGGGGAAGACTGTGAGGACGCCGAAGTCGGGCGTGAAAATTTGCGCGGCGGTGCGGACGAGTGCCGCGATGCACAACAGAATTGCGAGGATCTTCTTCATGGGGTCTCGGGGCCGAATTGCACGATCTCTTCGCCTGCCGCTCCGGAAATCCACCAGCTTCGGTAGGCCCCGCTGGTGAGGTCACGCAGCTGCCAGAGGCCGCCGATCACACGGTCGTTGGCGACTGGGGTCTGCATGTTTGGCGCAACGTAGAGGGAGCCGGATTGCAGAATCGGTGCATGCCAGGTGCCCAGGTCATAGTGGGCCAGCTCAACCATGCCCGCCCGATATCGGAAATTTGGAGGGGTGTCGGGATCGGCGTCGCCTGCCGCCGCGAATCCCCACCGCAGTTCCTGCGGGGCACCGATGACCGCGATGGTATGCCAGCCGCCGGTGGTGGAGTTGAGAATCTGCCGGACGCCGTTGTGCAGCCGGAAATTGACCGGCATCTCTGGCGGGATGCCCACCACGCCCAGGAGGTCTTGCAGGAGGTACTCCCCGGGCTCGTCCGGTACCACGATGGCGCACCGTCGGCTTGCCCCGACCCAGAAGTAGTGTTTGCCGGGCGTCAGCGTGACGTAAAAGAAGCCAGTGCCAGCCGCGGTCGCCGCCTTGACGTCGGTGCGCGTCGCCACCGCCATGACCATCGGACGGGGGCGCCCTTCCGCCGGCCGGAAGAGCAGCGGGACTCCGCCGGCCGGATTGCCGTCAGATCCCCAAATGATGCCGAAGACGGACCACATAATGTCAGATCCCGCTGAGGGTGCGCCGGGTGGCGATCCGTGGGCCGGAGGTGACGAGTTGGGCACCGGCCCCTGAACTGGTGACGCCGGCCGAGTCGGGCGCGGTAATGCTCAGCTCTCCTTTGGCTACGGCATCCAGGTCGCGTTCGAGCTGGGTGAGTCGCGTCCTCTGATCTGCCGTCAGACTGAGGGGATCGGCTGATTCCCCACCGGAGCTGGCCGTGGGGCCGATTCGGCTCAGGATCGCGATGAGAAGTCGGAGGACTGCCAGTTCGGTGAATTCTGGCGGAATCGTGGCGGGGTCGGGATCCAGGGCATTGGCCCCGCCGGCGGCGCACTTGGCGCGTATCTGCGCGATGGTAGATCCCAGCTGGACGCCGAACCATGCGTCCCGCTCCTCGTCAGAGTCGGCATCCCACGCCTCGACGAGTCGCTCGTCGCGGGAGTAGGCGAGGACGGTCTCGAGGGTGATGGGGAGCCAGCTCACGGCGGGGATAGGGATGGGCGATCTGAAATCTCGGGTCTGGGGCAAGCGTCCGCGAGTCTGACAACCGAGACCCGCGGACGCCGCCGACCAGGTGGGGTGAGCGAGGCCCCACCCAAAGTGGTTAGCTGACGGTCTCCTTCCGGATGCCGAGGGTGCTGGTGATCTTGATCAGCTCGTAGTGCTCGACCGTGAGGTCCCAGAGTTTCGCCGAGACTTGCTGGAGGAACACGCGCACAGGACCGCCCGACTCGGTCGGGCTCGTGAAGCGCTTGATGTTGCTGGGGTCCTCGGCGCCGAGGCCCGGGTACGCGATGAACGAGAGCACCAGGTTATTGACGATCTCGGTCTTCGCGGCGGCTGCGCTCTGGTAGCGGCTCTTGGAGACCAGCACCTGATCAACACCCAGGAAGCCAGCCACCTGGTCTGGAGTCATGCCAGCACTGGCGTGGCCGCCGGCGGAGTTCTGCGCACGGTGCGCGAGCATGCGCTTGCTCCAGGCGGTGTCGCCGAATCCCACGCGATTAGGCTTCACGCCCGAGGCGGTGGTGGCGGTCAGGAGGGAGCCGGCGACGTCCTGGTCGGGATCCTTGCCGGCGCTGGTGTCCCACGTACGGGCGGTATTGGTGGCGGCTGCACTGAGCAGCGCGATGGCACGACGCAGCGAGTTGCGCTTGAGACGATTGAGCAACCGCGTGGTGTATTGCTGCTGCCAGTTGCCCTTGTCGGCCACTTCGTCCATGTCCACACGCATGGTGAGCCCGCGGTTCTCCGTCCGGGCCTCGGTCTTCGTGGACTTGTATTCGACCCGCTTGAAGTCGCCGCCGATGGCCCGCAGGTCGTCATTGGTGGCATCACTCAACAGGGCTTCGGGGTTGAGGGCCTCGGCGTAGGTGAATCGGCGGGGCACCACGACGGCGGGCGCGAAGAATTCCAGCTCCGCAGTCAAGTCCAGCCGGTCCCATCCCCCGACCGCATACGTGGTCAGGGGCTGGTTGAAGTAGGCTTCGGTGAATCGGGAGTCGTTGGCCAAGGCGATCTGCCCAGGCAGGAGATTGCCCGTGTCCCGCGCAAGACCGTCATTGGCGAAGGCGATTGCGGCGAGGGTGGCGGCGAGTTGAGGATGCATGAGGTGGTGAGGGATGCAGACGTGAGAGTGAGGGCGAATGAGGCGGATGGGACGGCTTAGGCGTTGGTCCAGACGCTGCCGATGGGGATCACTTCGAGTTCGTCGCCGTCGGTGGCAGCAGCCGCTTGTGCGGCGACTCCGACGACGTAGTAGTTGCCCGCGCCGGCGGCCTTCTTGGCCACCTTGCCGTTGGCTGCCGCCACCAGCAGATCGCCGGCCGCCAGCACCCCTGCGCCGTTGGTCACCATCTTCACGGTGCCGCCAGAGAGCGCGAGCGCCTGCACGCCGATGAGATCCTCCGCAGCTCCCGCTTCATCGGTCGCGACGAACAGCGCCTGCTCGCCGGCACCCGCATAGACGACGTGATCCGCATCGCTGCCGAACTTGCAGAGCCGATATCGGGCGATGGCCGCATCGGCCTTTTTGCTGAACGCGCCGCCGCCGTGGGTGCCCTCGGCGATGTTGGCGAGATGAAGCGACGGGCCGCCGGGGCGCGAGATCCGCCAGAGCATGGCGGCCAGGCACAGCAAGACCGCCGCCACAAACATCACGGTGACGAGAAGGAGGGAGGGAATCATTGGGGGGTGAGAATGAGAAATGAGGGATGCGAAATGACGGAGAACGGGGGCGGGATCAGGCGGTCGCCTTGGGCTTCTTGGGTTCACCCTTCGCGCCCTCAGCCTCGGCGGCCGCTGCGGGCTTCTTATTGGCCGGGTGTTCCGGGTCCTTATCCCAGGATTCCTGGTCGGCGATCACAGCGTCGGCCTGGGCGGGGGTCAGTCCGACCGCGATTTTGGCGCGCCGGAGTTCTTCTTTTTCACTGGATGTCATAGATACGAAGTAGGGGATGATGACGTGAGAACGGCGACCTGGCTGAGGATCAGGGGGTGGGCGGGGGTGATGCCTTCTCCAGCGACTCCAAGAGAGCCGGCTTTTCGCGGCAGGCCTGGCGCCACGCGGAGTCCCAGGTGAGCTCCGGATTCGCGGCGATCTTAGAGTTGGCCAGGTCAATCAACTCCTGGTGTGCGTCGGGTGCCGCGCCGGTCGGCTTCCGGGCGCCGTCGGCCACCGCCTTGGTCTTATATCGCGGCGCGAGTGCCGCCAGCGCAGCGGACTCATTGGCGAAGGCGGTCGTCAACCGGCCATCCCAGAGCTGGCGGTCGGCCTCCGGGATGCGGCCCTCAGCCACGGCGGCATTGAGCAACGCCACGCGGTGCGCCTTCCTCTCGGCCGCGAGGTCGGTGCGGAGTTGGTCGCGCTCCGAAGCGATCGAGGTCCGTTCGTTGGCCAGGCTGGCGGTGCCAGCGAGATGTGCGCCAATGGCCGTAATGGCAGCCGCCACTTGGGCTTCGGTGGCGTCGTTGGCCAGAGTGACGCTCGGGACATTGAGGGCCGCGAGCAATGCGATGAGTTTCTTCAGGTCCATTTGTGGTGCGGTGTTGAGAAATTCGACGGGCAGATTGGGAGTGGGGGTGAGACCGGCGGACACGAACCGCGCGGGCTTGTAGATCAGGCTGCCGCCTTCCTCGCTGTCCGGATCGCCCTTCCAGTAGGCGGAGAATCCCAGCTTACCGGAGGACTCGAGGAGACGAGCACCCAGATCGTTGAAGACGGGCAGGCAGTAGAGTCCTCCCTCCCGAGCATCCAGCTTGGCGATGCGCCCCTGTTCCTCCGCGTTGGCGTAGCGGCTCTGCATCCCCGGCACATCAGGATGCCCGATGTAGATCGGCGCCCCTCGGAAGAATCGCAGCACCCGGCTACCTACAGAATTGAACGCATTGGCGAGACGGGTCGCCGCGTCACGATCCACGCGCTGCACCACGGTGACGCGGCCCTGGGCATCCACCGGCACCCCAGGGAACCGCGTGCGGAATGCGTCCGGATTCTCGGGCGTCCCCTGCATGCGCGTGTCCCCATAAGGTGCCAACATCGCCCAGCCGTCATCATCCAGCGCCAACGCGTTGGGGAGTGCGACGACCACGCCGACGTCGGGATCGGAGTTCGCGAGGCGCAGTTGATATCGGCGGGCCATCAATGTCGGGATGCGAAATACCGGAGGCGTGCCTCGCCTGCCCGTGCGTGGGGAACGGCTGTGGGCGTGGGAATGCGTCATGGTGAGAGTGGGGGGATCAGGCCGCTGGAGTCGCAGGGGGGACCGACTCGATGCCGTTGAGGTACGAGCTGCCGAGCAAGCGCTCGAACGCCTCAGCGAGATCGGCGTCGGCGCCGGCGGCGCGGCGGAGGTAGCCTGGTAGATCGGTCTGCAGCGCGGCCATGGCCTCGCGTTGCTCGGTGGGATTATCCATCTCTGCGATCTCACGGAGGCGGCGCGTCACCGGTTGCAGCACTTCGGCCATAGCCTCGCCGATCTCTGCTGTGGCCGACTCGCGCAGCTCCCGGTTGGCGCGCGCGTCGGTCGCGGTGGCCGCGGCGTTGAGCAGCCGGACGGCGTTGGCCAGGCCGGAGAATGGGGAGGCGGCCGGCAGGGCTTGGGGTCTGGGGTCGGGGGTCTCGGGGAGCAGACCCGCCAGCGGGTCTGGGGCGGCAGCACCGACGACGATCTCGTCGGCCGGCGCCGATGGATCGGGCCGGCGGCGGGAGTATCTCTCGTAGAGATCGTCCTTCCCCAGCGGCAGCTGGTGCTTGAGGAAGAAATCATCCACCCGCAGCTCGCGGTCGGTGTCGGGTTTCGAGGGCGCGACAAGCTGGAAGTAGGCGAGCGGCTCGACGTCTCGGCCGAAGTGATACCCGATCACCAGGCGATCCACTCGCTCCTGCAGCTTCTCCGAAACGAACCGGGCGTCGTCTTCCTGGAGGAGGTCAGTCTCGTCACCCTGCACGCTGGCGCCCTGCCCTTGGCCCTGGCCTGCACTCATGGAGCTGAGATCCCCGCCGCGCCAGAGTGTGGCGATCGTGCGGTGCATGACATCCACCAGCGGGGCGTGAGGCAGATTACCGCCGGACTTCGCCTCCACGAACTCGATGCCTGCCTCGCGATTGACGACCGCCGACCACTCGGGGCCGAACGACGCCACGGCCGTCGCCAGCGCGTCCCACTCCGGGCTGCCAGGCTGGGCATCCGTTTTCCCGAGGATGCCCGGCATTCCAAACCGGTCGCAGAACACCAGCCAGTCGTTGAGGCTCGCGTGCGCGAACAGCCAGCAGACGGTGGTGGCCTCCATCAGTGGCGCAGGCGCGGCGGTGACGAGCCACTCTGCGGGGTCCATTGGGATGCCGTCCTGCATGCCGTCGGTCACCAGGTAGCGCACCCGCCCGGAGCGATTTTCGAACCACCACATGGGACACCAACGGAACTCCGCTGTGAGGCCCCGCCCGCCGCGCGGCAGCTTCCAGATCCACTCATGGATGGAGAATTCCTTCCCGCGGGCGTCGAGCATTTGCTGGGCGAGCAGCCCCACACCGCCGGTCTCATCCTGCTTCAGGGCGGTGGTGGTGGTGAGCGAGTCGTAGAACCCCTTGAGCGCATCGGCGTGGCGCTCGGCTTCGGCCTCCTCACCCTCTGCCAGATCCGACTTCTTGATGATCTGCCAATCCATCCTGCCGACGTCGGCCTTGCGCTTGCCCACGACGGCGGCGGTGTGCGGATGCCGCCGCTCGATGCAGTCCCACAATTCAGCGACACCGAATCCGCCCCGGTAGTACTCGTCGAGCAACCGCCCCACGCGCTCCGGAGTCGCCTGCCGGATGTAGTTCATCCGGTTCTGGAGTGCCTGAACGATCCGGCTGTCGGCGATTTTCGGGGAGGTGTTCACGGTGAAAGGGGTCTGGGGATGGCGATCCGGGATCAAAACAGGGGTCTATTGCGTGAGGAACGCCGTTGCACTTCGTTGCAAACGGGCTTTTGGCCCTCGGGTGGCGTCTCCACAGGGGGGCGGAGCGCCTTGGGGCGTTTCTGCGCGATTGCGCGCCCTTCCAGTGGCCGATCTGGAACCCGCATTTTTGGGGCGGAGCGGTCGGGTTGGGCCGCCCTGCGGCAGAGGCAGGCGCTGGATTTTCATCGTCTGCCTCCTCCGGCGACCGCCCATCCGATGCCAATGCCCCAGAACAACCACCCGAAATTGAGACTGACTACCTCGCGACCACAGCAATCGCAGGTGTCTGCATCGGCCCATAGCGACGGCAGCAGGTGGATCTGCCGATAATTGCCCCAGATGATCACGTGCATGCGGTGGCGGGGTAGGTCATCCAATCCGGGGTCGAGGAACTCGCGCAACCGGTTGATAGCGGAAGGGCCCCCCGCCGGCGGTGCTGGCGGCGCGCAACGCCAGCGCCAATGCGGTGCAGCGGTCCGCGTGGCCGTCGGCGGAATGAGGTGCCCTATAGGAGACGTTGCCTCCGGGGGTGACTACTCTCTGCACCGAGTGCAGATCTTCGCGGATCGTCCGACTAGCCGGGATGCCCAGGCTGCGTTGGTCGAAGGCAATCCGGAGCTTGGGAAAGATGTCCTGCTTGAACTCCTGGGTGAAGGTGCAGAGCTCGACCCGGCCAAACTTGTCCTTTTGGGGATCCCATTCCCCGAACTCCCGGACCATGAGATCTCCCAGGCCTGTGCCCGGGCCGGTGTAGTCGAAGCACGCACGCCGACACCGGCGGAGCCGCGGCCGCAGTTCCGCCAGCTGCTGATCGGTTGCCATCTTGCCCAGCTCCAGGACCTCCTTGGTGAGAGAGAAGGCGCCCCCCAGCCGGGCGAGCGTCCAACAGACGGTGAGGTCTTTCTTCCGGCCGAAGTCGATCCCAAGGAACAGGGGCTCGGCCGTTGCCGACGGAGCTGCGGTCCAGAACTCCGGCGGCTGAGTGAGCTGCGCCAGAGCGTTCTCGCAGGCAGCAAGCAGCTCGTAGCCCAGCAGCACGGACGCCGTGTCCATGAACTCGCACAGGAACTCCTGCGCCCAACCGTCGGGATCATCCAGGGCGGCCCGGAGTTCCTCCATGTCCACCGGCAGTCCATCGCGGACCGCGTCCTCAATGGTCACCTTGTGGCAGGACCACTTGGCCCCCTGGATGCCGTGATTCTTGACCCAGAGATCATGAAACTTGTTCCCCTGCCCGTTGGGCGTGGAAATCAACCGCACCTTCTTCTGGCCGCCCCGCAGTGGATTGGTGATCGAGGGGAGGACCGCTCGCCACGTCTTGTCCGGATCATCGAAGAAGGCGAACTCGGTGAGCAGCAGGTTGGCGGAGAAGCCTCGGACGGTGTCGGGCCGCCCTGGCACGGCGATGACCCGCGTCCCCTTCGGGAAGGTCATGGTCGCGCTCTTGAGCAGCGCCTCGGGCGCGTCGCGCTCCTCGAAGAGATCCGCGACGGACACGCGGAATGCCTCCGCCCACTCCTTCCATTTCTCGAAGGATTCCAAGGCTTGCCGCTCTGACGGCGCACCGATCAGCCAGGTCGTCTTCTCGCCGCGCAGCTCGGCGCCGTAGCAGTCCCGGATGCCCTCGGCGCCAGAGGAGAAATCTTTGCCCACCTGCCGGGACATGAGCCCGATCTTCCAGCGCGCGGCGTCATCGGCCCACCGGCGCTGGTACGGGAGCAGCAGATCCAGCGGGCTGACCGGAGACAAAATCTGTGGGGTGGCGACTTGGGGACCCGGCTGCGGGCTTGCTGTCGTCCGACTGACGGCCTGTCTTGGGTTCGGCTTCCCTGTCCGCGGACGTAATCCGCGGCTCAACCCCTCTCCGCCAGAAGCCACTCGGGCCTTGGACGGGGCCTTGCTCGCCACCCCTGTATGTGTGGGTAAATCGGTCATGCCATGCCGAAGATCGCGCGGATCTTCGCCTGCTTCTCCTCGGGGCTGGTGGACGGGTCGCCCACCACTTTCTCGGCTTCCTCCGCCTTTGCTGCTCGGGCCTTGAGTAGTTCCAGCTTGCCTTCGTCCACGGCGACTTGGCGTTCGGCGAGCTGGACCTTGAGTCCCTGGATGGCGGAGCGGACCAGTGCCGGGAGGACCTTGACTTGCTGCGGAGTCTCGCCCCGGACGGAAACTTGGAGGATCAGCCGCTCCAGGAGCTTGATCAGGGTGCCGGCTTGCGTCGGGGCGTCGGCCGCCATGGCCCCAACTTCGCGGGCGATGCGGCTACCGGTGGCGAGATCGGCGAAGAGCTTGGCCTCCGCTTCAGTCTGGAGTTCATCCTGCTGGTAGCGCGCCCACCAAGCGGAGAGACGGCTCGGGCTCACGGCGACCCCGCGCTCGGCGAGGCGGGTCACGGCCTGGGCCAGGGTGAGGCGCTCCTCGCGGAACCACCGCGTCAGCTCGGCCTCATGGCCGTCAAGCTTGGACGCTTGTCGCTTCACAGCGTGCGGACCTTGCTCTGCCCCTTGGCGGTCAATCCCCAGACGACGCCTTGCAGTTCCACTTCCGTTCCGGAGATGTATCCCTGTGCTTCGGCCCGTTTGATTGCCTCAGCCACGTCGGCTCGCGGGGGCGACGGCGCGAAGCGGATGGTCACCGCATCAATGAGTGTCTCCTCAGGGAGAGGGAAACCTTCGGTCGCATCGAGGGCTTTAAGGATGCGCCGGATGAGATCAACGCGCGTGGTCACGGCTGGTAGATTCGTCGAAGCGGCCGGCAAGCCGGGAGACCGCCTCCAGGATTTCGTTGGTGCGTTCGTGATTGGCGAGCGCGCGGGCTTCGCTGGATGCTTGCAGCCGGCGCTCCATGTCCTGCAGTTCGCGCCGAAGCTCGTGATTGTCCTCGGTAAGCTGCGTGACCCTCTTGTCGAGCGCCTCGACCTCGCGGCGGGTCGCGAAATGCCCGACCAGAGAGGCCAGAGCCGACACAGGTCCGGATACCGCCAGCAGCCCAGCAATCCACATGATGCCGGATTGCGAGACAGACGCCTCGGCGAGGATCATGCCGGATCGGAGGGGGCCTGGGTGATCAGCTCGAATTGCGCCTCAAAGGACGCGCGATCCCGCCGCAGGGGGGGCTCGTCGGCGCCGTCTCGCACCATCTCGACGTAGTCCTCGCCGACGGCGACGACACGGAAACGGTTTGGCACCTGCGGGGTCATGGACGGCCCGCCCTCGACGAGGGTGGTGTGGCGGTAGATCTGGCCTGTGCTGATGGTCATGGCATTGTGGGGTCAGAGGTCTCGAATCTGGCGTCTGGGGACGGTCACTGCGGCGCGGCTTCCCCAGCGAGGGCCAGCCGCAGACCGGCTTGCGCGCCGAGGATGACCGAGCGGGCGTATTCCGCGTTGCGGAGGTCCACGCGCTCTCCAGCGATGGTGTCGATCAGCAGCGTGGTGCCACTGATGATGAGGCGCCCCTCCGCGCCAGTGAATGTGTCCGAGCCGGTTGCGGTGAGCGCCGAGGCCAGCGCGGTGACATCCCAGCGCTCTTCGGCCGCAAGAGCGTCAATGCCCCGCAGCGCGCTACGGAAGGCGGGTTCGGATTCAGGGCGTTTGATTGTCCAGGCCGTGGTGGTGGTCCAGACGGCCAGTCTGGTGATCCGCTCGACGCGCTGCGGGGTCAGGCCTCCGGATTCGCCGGGCGTCGCGCAACCAGGAAACAGCAGGGCCGCAGGGAGAATGCAGGCGAGGAGGATGGGGAGGGTCTGGCCTCTGGGATCTGAAGGCTGGGAAGTGGCGCCGGCGGCGCGAGCGCGGGCGCGCTTCTCCAGCACGGACCAGCAAATGCCGGCCAGGGTGAGCACGGCACCGATGCCCTGCTCCAGCTCGGAGCTGCTCAGGGTGCCGTTGGTGGCGATTGAACCCCCTGCAACGGTCAGCAGGTGGCGGAGGATTGCGAGGACGGTGTCACGATTCATCCGGGCTGGCATAGCCCGGATGCCCTACGGCCGCTCGTTCGCCGCGCACGCCGGTTCCGCGTAGAACAATGGGAGGATCCGAACCAGCCTCAGCATTTCCGGCGCAATATCACCTGCGTCCAGCGGGCGACGCCCTCTGGTGGTGGTGACCGATCCGGCGCCGATCCTGAGGTCTGCCGGCGCGGGTTGGTCTCTCAAGTTGATTCGGCCGGAGGCCAAGCCGCGCTCGTATTCTGTCGCCCATGTCAGGGTGGGAGATTTCTCGGCGTACACTCGGTCCGGATTGTGGATGACGACGGGCTCGCCTGGTCCGTGGCGGGCGATGACAATCCACTGGTCCGAATCGAGAACGTAGCAGACGGCAGGCCGAACAGTGGGGGCCGTGGAAAGCTGGAGATCGGGCGCAATGGGGGGTGTCCGTACATCGGTGCGGACGCGATAGACATGCTCCCCGGCCTGGTGCCATCGGTAGAGGCTTGCCCATGCCTCCCGGGCGGCGCGTGTGGATTCCTCGGGAGGCCACCCGGCCTGCAGGAGTTGAGCCTGCAGGCCGCGGGCAATCTGATGGATGCGTTTGGTCATGAACAGAGATGGGACCAGAGGCCGTCGGTCCGCTCCTGATCGTCGGCGCGGCGGCCGAAAATCGCCGCGAATGCGTGCTCCAGGTCCTCGGGGTCCAGATTGTCCCCGTCATTATGGCCGGTCACCCATTCCCGGGCCGACTCCTCCGTCATGCGGGTGGTGGGTGTCCGGTCCAGATACTCAGCGAGCCAGTCTGGGATCCAGCCGTCATCCTCGTGATGACTCACCAGCCATTGCGTGGTCGTCTCGTCACGATCCGAGAGCGTGACCGCCTCCAGGGGCTCGCCGGGGTTGCGCTGGCAGCCAGGGTCATAGACTGCGCGGCGCATCCCGCACCGCGCGCACACGGTCTCAGTTCGGAACCCGGTGCCGCCGGTGCTCCAGACCCCAGGGTTATCCCTCAGCCCGCCGCAGCAGCGGTAGGACGATACCCACTCGTGCCCCTCGGAGTCTGTGCCATCGGCAGGATCCCCGGTCGCCTCGCAATCCGGGAGGTCGTCGGAGTAGGTCCCATAGCAGTCGTGCGCCTCCTGCTCATCGGTGATGTCCTCGCCGTCTTCGTTGAGGGCGATGGCTCGGACTTCGCAGGGAAGCTCGATGGTCCGGTACTCCCCGTCCTCATTGCTCGCCCAATCCCCGTCCTCAATCCACTCGCGTCCCTGCTCGATAGCCTCGTCGATCGACGCTGCCTCAATGTCATGGGTGACCCCGCCGCCGGTCCTGTCGTAGATGCGATACTTGCTCTTTGTCTCTATCGCGACTTTTGCGGCCTGCGTCCGGCCGGATCATCGGAGGCGTGATTGCCTGCGACATCTAGATGACGCGTAATTTTCCGGGGATCCTCAATGGAAATCGGTGGAGGGGATTCTAACCCCTGCCAATGTCCGACCACCCGTGGCAGAATAGCAGCCATGGTGACCGCCAACCTGCAACTCACGAGCCCGAACCCCTTCGGCCGGCCGGGCCAGGTCTGCGTGGCCACGCCGATGGGGGAGAAAGATTTCGGGGTCCGGCTGCCCGATGGGCTGGCGCCGGGGACCTGGCTGCGGACGCAGGGTTGGGACAAGGAACAGCGGCGCTGGATCGTGGAGGAGCTGGAGCACCCGGAGCGGGTCTGGCGGGTAGAGATCCAGCTCCTCGAAGTGGTGGGATTTGTGTGGCGGCGCCGCGGGCGCGTGAGCCATGTGGTCGGCGAGCCCTACTCGCGATGGTGGCCGACGCAGCCGAGCGGAGTGCAGGCGCCGACAATCGGCGCTGGCCGGTAATTGTGGGCCGTGTGACGGTGCCCGCATGTGCGGGCGATACACGGTCAAGCGCTCTTGGATCTCCATCGTGAAGGAGTCGCTGGCGGACTACAGACACGACGAACTCAACGAAGTGGCCATCGCGTGGCAGCCGTCGCGCCACCCGCCGCGATACAATGCGGCCCCCGGACAGGATCTGCCGGTGATCCTGGGAGAGCAGGAGGGCCTGCGGCCGGCGATCCTACGCTGGGGGCTCATCCCGAGCTGGGCGCAGGATGAGAAGATCGCCTGGTCGCTGATCAATGCGCGCGCCGAGACAGTGGCTTCCAAACCGGCGTTTAGGGCCGCGTTCCGACGTCGGCGTTGCGCGGTGGTGGCGGATGGATTCTACGAGTGGAAGAAAGTGGGGGCCGCCAAACAGCCCTGGCGATTCATGCGGCCGGGCGGCCAAGGACTCCTGCTGGCGGGGCTGTGGGAGGAGTGGAACTCGCCCGAAAAAGGTCCCCTGCGCACCTTCACGATTGTGACGACCGAGCCGAACGCTGTCACGGCGCCGGTGCATGACCGGATGCCGGTGGTGCTCGAGGATGGTCGGGCGCGCATCTGGCTGGACCCGCAGGCGTCAGAGGCTCAGCTCGATGGCGTGATGCGGCCAGCCTCAGACGAGTACCTCACGCGCTACGCGGTCTCCACCGTCGTCAACAACGCGCGGAATGACGTGCCTGAGTGCATCGAACCGGTGGACCCGGCTGCCGATCTCGGCAGCGAGGGTGGGCCTCCGGCGCCACCTCCGCCCGGCCATCCTGCCGCCTGACTGCGCGGAACACCTGCCCCATGGCCGGCGGCAGGCTCACCAGCCGCGCGGCTTCAGCGTGCCCGATCTCGACCAAGGCGAGGGGATCGCCATCGGAAGAGTAGGCCACCAGGTCAATGGCAAGCGCTGAGCCGATGGCCACCAGGGATTCGAGAGTCCGAGAATGCATCGCCCGAAGATGCCACGGATTGGGCCCCGCACCATCGCGAGATTTAAGGACCCGATCAGCGCCGGAGCCGGTGGGCGACGAGAGCGAGTTTGGCGTGGATGCGAGCCAGCATAGCGACCGCGACTACGCTGAGCCCTGCACCGATAAGGGGCACTCCCACACTCGGAGCCGGCAACACAATGACGCACCCCACCACCGCTCCACAAGCGCCTATCGCCGATCCCATTTCCCCCAGGAACGAATCCCCACTGGGCTCCTTGGCGCCCGCGCTGATGTGGCTTCTCGAGTAGAGCCCAGGGGCGCTAACCTGCTCGGGGGGGCTGTCTCCCAGATCGGCGGCCAATTCCGCGTGGGGCTTGTAGTGACTCTCGCCGCTCCGCCGCCAGAGGACGCCCTGGATCTCACCGCGCGTCTGCATTCCCAGGATCTCCTCGCGGGTGTATGGGCCGTGGTCCTGTCCATTGTGCCACAAGTGATAGGTCGAGTGACTCATGATCTGGTGTTGATTGTGAACAAGTTGAGGGTTGCGTGGGGGGCTCGTCTTCGCAGATTCGGAATACTCTTCGCCGCTTTATGAATCCCAGATTTCCATTCGCGAATTGGCTCCAACTGCCTACCGAAGATAGACACGCGCTCGTCAGACTCCTGGAGGCTCGCCTGGCCATCCTCAGGTTTTCCCTTTCTGTCGCTTCTTGCGAGCGAGTAGCTCCTCCAGCAGATCGTTTTCAACCCCCACGATGGTCGCGTCGGAAAGCTTGGTCGGCTTCTCGCCGGGCTTGCCCCGGCCGGACTTGGCTCCGGAGGCCCCGTAGATAACGGGGTGCGCAACCGCGTCCAGCACAGTGGCAATGCCCCTGACGATTTCCCGCCTCTGCGATGAGTGGAACCGCCTCAACTGAGCGATGAGGTCCTGCTCGTAGGCGTCGAGATGCGGGGGGCTATGGCTGCGCGCGATTCCCGCCTCTACACCTGGAACCAACACCTGCTCGCCTAGTTTCGTCGCGAAAAAACTGAGGACTGTGAGGCTGGGTTTGGCCAGTCCCTTGCGGTATCGGCTAATCACGCTGGGATCGAGTTGGAGTTCACGGGCCACTCGCGCCTGATTCCATCCCGATACCGCGAAGAGTCGCTCGAATTCCAGGTTCAGCTCGTCCACGCGCACATCGTCGCCATCTAAACGGGTTCGCGCGCCGGCATATTTCAAGAAAAGTTGCATCACGCATCTTTTTTGTATTGCAACGGTGCATCACGCACCGTATTGCTTGCGTCACGCAATGCGCACGCTGGATTTGACTCCACAGACGTTGGCGACGGTGGCAGGCCTCAATGGGCACCGCAGCGTCGCAGAGCTGGCCCGTCAATTGGGTAGGAGCCGCGCGACGTTGTACCACGCGCTGCGCAATCCGCGCCGGTATCGGCCTACCGTGACCGCGCTGCATCGGGCGTTGCGCCGGCGGACCCTGCCTGCGCCATGAACGACCCCCTATCCATACTGATCGGATTCGCGATCACTGAGCTGCCCGACTCCATGTCGAAACGCCGGGACCTCCTGACCGCTGCCTTGGCTGTCCTGCCTGCGCGCCACCCGATGCGCACGCCTGTTCGGGAGATCCTCTCCGCATTGGACCGCCATGAACTCGCCCAGCGCGAGTTCCCCTTCGCTGACCAAACCCACACCAAGGAGAGCAACCGCTCATGAGCCGCCACGCCGCCACCCAATCTGCTCGGTCTGACTGGCAGACGCCCACGGCACGGACAGCCGAGCACCCGATCATCAGCCAGGCGCGACTCGATGCGCTGGACCGCGATGGCTGGGTGCTGGCCGCGAGTCTATGGATGGCCGACGGACTGCACTGCCTGCTCCACCGCGGGGGCCAGGAGATGTTGGCGATCGTCGCGCCTGACGCTGGAGGGGTGGCGTGAAGGCTACATCCCCGAAAGTCCTGCCCACGCATTCGCTCCGCGCGCGTGCCAGAGGTCGAGCAATAGTCCTCCGGCGCATTCTCGCATCGAGGGTCCTGGTGGGGGTTGACCGGCTAATCGCATGTGGATGGCCACCTGCTGGGCATACTTCAGCCGAGCCAGGACCCAATGCCGAATATCCGCCGGCACATCGTCCGGGTCAGTCGTCGAGATCAACACCTCGCACGCCGCGTCGGCGGCTGCGCGCTCAACTGTGCTCTCTATTGACGGAATTGGACTACTGGGAATCCGGCCCCCGTCGGAAAGGACCCCTGCCCACATCCCCAGCAAGCGCTCGATCTGCTCCCAATTCGGGGTCACCTGGGCACAGTGAGAGCCGCCGCGGCCGCGGCAAGCGCGGAGGTGCCCGATGATCCTCCTGTGGATCTGCGCGGTACTGGTCAGCGCGGCCGTGATCGCCGTCGCCGCGATCCTCGCCGGAAGGTTTGCGGGCCTGCAGGACCGCGAGGTGGACACGGCGCACCGTCGCCAGCGCCGGTTGCACGCCGAGATGTCTGGGACCATCCGCCGCCTGCGCTGACATGGATACCCTCACCCAACTGCGCCTGCCCCTGACCGTCGCGGCCAACGTGTCGCTGGTGACGGTGGATGTGGCGCGCGCGGCGCGCGGAGTGGATGCGGAGTCGGTGGTGGCCTTGCTGGAATCTGGGACGATCCGATGGGCATGGGATTTTGCGGCGCCGGGAGCCTCGTGCCGGCGCGAAGTGCGGATCTGGGTGCGTGACCTGGTCGGCTCGGCCGGCCCGGACGAAACCCAAGAGAGTGTGATCGCGCAGGTGATCGGCGCGACGCCCGGAGGCCGGCAGCGCGCCGCGGTGATCGAGACCCGCTGGAGCATCAGCGCCCAGCACATCCAGACCCTGGTGGCCGCCGGGCTGTGGCAGGAGGACCGCGTGGGCCACACGCGCTACCTGAGGCGGCAGAGCCTCGCAGCGTTTTTGGCAGACCGATTGATCCAATGACAAACCTACCCGCAGTCGTGAAAGGCGTCGCTCTGGCGCCCGCCGAAGAGTCCCAAGTGCTCGCTGTACTCCGGCCGGCCTGGGAGGAACTGGCCCACGTCGAGGATGACTACGTTCGGAAATGCGCGGTCGTTGGGCTGATGCTCAACACCGTCTCCGCCGCGCTCCCGCACGGGGAATTCGGCGCCTGGATGCACCGTCATTTGTTCCCGGACGCCGCCATCCCGGAGGGCAAAACCCCGAACGACATGCCGTGGCGTCGGCGGGCCAATCGGTGGATGAAGGCTGCCGAGAACGTCGTGGCGATCGCCCAAATAGGACACGTGTCCTTTTTGGACGCGACGGATCTGGCGAACGCGGTCCTTGGGGGTGGCAGGAAGGCCCCCAGTGCAGCGATTTCAGCACTGCTGGAGAAGATTTCGCAGGCTGTGGACGGGAAGACCATGGCCCAACTCTCGTTCCGTTTCCCCAGCCTTGATCTGGCCAAGGGAGGGGACCGCCAGTGGGCGACATTCCTTCGGGAGAAGCACCCGGAGTTGATCGGCAAGGACGGACAGATCCCGCGCCGCGGGAAGGTGGGGAAGAAGTCGAAGGAGATTCTCGCGGAGTATTCGGCTTGGCTGAACAAGCGGCTGAAACCGCGGACCGCGAAGGAGAAACAGGAGGCCGCACGGGCGCTCCTCGGTGAGATTGATGAGCTGCTGATGAGCGCCGTGAACTCGTCGGTGCTCGGGGTGCTGGAGCCCCACGAGTTCCAGGGGACCGCATCAGTCACCGCCATGTGGGCCAAGCGACTGAAGGACCTCGCCAACCCGGACCGGAAGTAACTCATGACCGCGCCATTGCAGATCTCCGACCGCGTGCTCCTGGATCCCAGTCTGGTGGGGCAGCTGAGCAGCCGGGCCTTCACACAGCTCACGCTGATCGTGGAGCGGCTACCGGGCATCCTCTCCGCATCGTCGGTGCTGAGGGCCTGCGGCCGGGCTGCGTCGGAGGTGCCGGGGATAACCCAGCGCGCGTTGTACAACCGAGTGCGCCGGTACCAGCGGACCCAAGACCCGCTAGACCTGATTGATCGGCGGGAGACCGCGGCCCTGTGGAAATCGGGAGCGCCGGTGGGGCTGCCGTTGGCCTTCCAAGAATTCTTCCGCGGCCTGCGGGAGAAACATCAGCGGGTGGCCTCGCAGGCGCACGCGGAGCTGCTCGCGATCTGGCGGACGCACTACGACATGAGCGGCCGGCACTACGAGCGGATCCCAGGATACGACGCCTGGCCGATGGCGAACCCGGCCACGAGCATCCCTGAGGGCTGGAGCCGCGACAACCTGCAGCGGTCGGTGCGCGAGCACGTCTTCGACTCGTTGGCGGCACGCCAGGGGATGGCGGCAGCGCGGAACTACCAGCCGCCGGTGCGGACCACGCGGGTGGGACTCAGCTACGGGGAGCGGGTGGAATTCGACGACCACGACTTCGACGTCAAACTGCACTTCGCGGGCCAGAGCCGCGGGACACGGCCCCAGTGTTTTGGCGCCCTGGAGGCGCTGTCTGGCTGGGGGACCATGGCAGTCCGGCCGACCCTCTGGGATGACGCGGCGGAACAGAGCCGGGTGCTGACGGAGTTCCACTTCCGGTGCTTTGCCGCGAACTGGCTGATTACCCAGGGCTACCGCGACGACGAAGCGGGCACCACCTTTGTGACGGAGTCGGCCAAGTCGGTGCTGCGCGCGTCATTCCAATCGCGACTGTCGGCGCTGACCGGCGGGAAGGTCACCGTGCATCAGGGCCGTGTCTTCGCGGAGCGCGCGCACCCGGGACAATTCGAGCCCCGCGGGAAGGGCAACCCGAAGCACAAGCCGATGATCGAAGGCTTTTGGTCCGTGGTGGAGAATGCGCTCGACCGCTTGCCTGGGCGGATCGGGAGCAATCAGCGGATCAATGGGCCGGCCGAGATGCATGGTCGCGAAATCGCGCTGGCCCGCTCGCTGGATCTCGCCCGCGTGCTGCCTCCGGATCTGGCGCAGGAGGTGGCCCTGCTTGGGGTGATGACCTTCGGGCAATTCTCCCGGGTCGCCCACGCCGCGATCGCCGCAGTGCTGCAGGATCGGGAGCACGACCTCGAAGGCTGGGAGGAACTCGGCTTCACGCGCATGGAGTGGCGGTCGGAAGCGGAATCGCCGACGTGGCTCCCAGTGTCGGATTTCGCCGCGCTGCCGGCACCGGAGCAGACGGCATTGCGCGCGCGGATGCAGGCGCCCGGCGCCGCACTGACTCGGGCAGTGCGTCTGTCCCGGCAGGAAGTGCGAGATCGCCACCAAGGGGAATTGCGACGTCTCAGCCCGATGGCGCTGCACCGCCTCCTGGAGCCCGACGACTCATTTGAGGTGACCGTCACGCGCCAGAGTCTGATCGAGTTCAGAGACACGCTGCGCTTCGGGCCTCAGGAGTACCGCTTCCTGGCGCAGGCCACCGGCCGGGAGATGTATCCCGGGGACAAGTTCGCAGCGTTCTTCAATCCGCTCTCGCCGCGCTGGCTGCAGCTCGTGGACGCCAAGGGTGGGCATGTGGCGATGGTGGAAAGGCTAGAGACTCCGTCGCGCAACGATACCGACGGGATCAAACGGGCCATCGCGGTGCAATCGTCCTGGGTGAGCGATCGCAAGGGACGGCTGGCCGGCCGGCACTACGACGCGGCGGAACAGCGGCTGCACATGGCGGAGCACAACCAGCGGCTGGCGGAGATGGCAGCAGCGCGGCAGCCGGACGCGCAGACGCCTGAAATGCGCCGCACGGCGCGCCGTGCGGCAGAGGCCGGCCGTGCAATGGCCGTGGCGCGGGAGGAGGGGCCGATCGAGGGGGAGGTCATTGACGAGGTGATCGAGCGGGCAACGGCTCCGGCACCGGAAGATTTGGGCGAGGTAGAACACATCGAGATGCCCGCCGATCACTGAACCAGGAGAGAGCATGAGCGAAGAAACTGACCCGCAAACAAGCGCTGCCGAGATCGTGCCGGCGCCGAATCCCCGAAATCGTTTCACTGTCGCCGCGGACACCGTCGCGACCGCCACCCGCACGCTGGCGGATTTCGAGTGCCAACAACTGCGCTGGCTCGCGAAATACGGGCAGGCAATAAACGCCAGTGTGTCGGAACTGGCCGCGCGCTTGCGCAAGCCGGACGGGGCGGCCTACAGCGGAGACAGCGTGTACCAGGCCCTGACTGGGAAGCGCTCGGCGGAGGGCGCCAATCTGGAGCCCATGGCGAAGGCCATCGCCCAACTGCGCCGTGAGGTGCAGGAGGTCGAGGCGCACTCAGCCACCACCTTCATCGAGACGCCCCTGAGTCGTCGGCTCTTCGCAATCTTCCGCGGGGCGCTCCAGAAGCACCGTCTCGGATTTGTCCTGGGCGAGTCGCAGATCGGGAAGACGACGGCGGGCAACGAATTTGCGCGGCTTAACAACCACGGTACCACGCATCTGTTCCGGGTGCCGACCGGGGGTTCCATCACGGTGACCGTGTCGGAGATGGCGCGGCGGCTGGGGATTCCGGACCGGATCTGTTACCCGGACCTGCGCCGCCGCATTCTGGACAGCTTTGACGAGCACAATTTGCTGATCGTGGATGAGGCCCACCAGTGCCTCTACAACACGAAGAGCAACTCCAGCCTCATGGTGCTGGAATTCGTGCGGGAGATCTACGACCGCCGGAAGTGCGGCGTGGTCTTGATGGGGACCGGTGAGTTGAAGGACGCCCTGCGGCACAATGCAATCCTCCAGCAACTCTGGCGCCGGCGGTCGCCTGGCTTGGTGCTGCAATTGCCGGCCGAGGTGCCCGTCGCAGATCTCAATGCGTTCGCGGACGCCTTCCGCCTGGAGCCAGCGCCGGATCGGGAAATCCGCATCAGCTACGAGGTGGACGGCAAGCAGAAGACCTTCGCGCACAACCCAGCGCTGCTGCAGAAGCAGCTCGTGCATGCGCATGGCCTCGGGCCCTGGATACGGCTGCTCGAAGACGCCCGAGACCTCGCCAAGGAAACCTGCACCCGGATGAGCTGGGGACGGGTGATCGCGGCATACTGCAACGCGCAGGCAATGGAGGAGGGGCTGTGAGCCGCTTGCTGCAGCTGAGGATGGAGCGCGACTGCGTGGCAAGGCGCCTCGCCAAGAATCTGGTCACAGGACCCGACGAGCGAGAGGCGGACTTGCAGCGGTACATCGAGGACATCGTGTGTCTGAGCGACTACTGCGGTTCGTCGGCCAATAAGCTCCGACTCCGAGTGCGCCCTTTCGAACACAAGTCCGTGGACGACGTGCGATTACTGTGCGAGGCGGTGGCATCCATCGCCGAGATCGAGGGCTCGGCGGTACCTCGCCAGCCGTGGTGGCATGCCGAACGGTGCAAGTGCATGCGTCAGCATGCTCACAAATCCACCACCATCGCCTGTATCGAGAACGCGATCGAGCGGGGAACTCTTGGCGCATGACGCTGATCTTATGCCCACTCAACGCCAATTTACTCGCCGCGGCGGACGCCGTGGCTGGACCCAATGTGAGCGCATCCGCAGGCGCCTCATAGCAGCGCGCGGGGCGTGGGTGCCGATGCCGACGCTGGCGCGAGTGGGTGCCGGGAATCCGCAGGGGTTCTGCATCGTGCATTCGAGGGTGGCCGATCTGCGCGAGCGCGGGATCCAGATCGAGCAGCGGAGCGAGTGGCACAACGGGCAGTGCCTGAGTTTCTACCGACTCGTGGAGGGCGACCGATGAATCTGCTCATCGCTGGGCTGCTCCTCCTGCTGCTGGTCGTGCTCTGCGCCGGCGGAGTGGCCTACCAGATTTCCCGCGACGATGACGACGCGGGTGTGGAGTGAAACCAAGGAATCAATATGTCGAAGCGTATCAAATCCAACGGGCCAGTGGTCCGGTCGCGTGGTGAAGCTGAGGGTGTGCTCGCGCGAATCCGCGTCCGAGTGATCGATCAGCAGAGCATTGCCGCCGAGCGCGAGCGGGACCTGCAGGCTGTGGACGATAAATACAAGGGCCGGCTCGTGGTGCTGAATCAGGAGGTGGCCGCCCTCACCGAGCAGCTCCGTGTCTGGGCTGAAGCGAATCCGTCGGAATTCAATGGCGCGAAGAGCCTGCCGATGACTGATGGGGTGATCGGGTGGCGGATTGGCAATCCTACTCTGAAGACTCTCTCTGGGTGGATCTGGGATCGGGTGTTGGAGAAGCTCAAGAGCGCCGCCACCTACGCGGGATTCCTCCGGGTGAAGGAGGAGGTGGACAAGGCGGGCATCCTGGCAATGCGCGAAAACCTCCTGCCCGGAGACCTTCGCGAAATGGGTGTGCGTGTGGTGCAGGAGGAGTCCTTCTTCGTGGAGCCCAAAATTGAGGAGGTGGAAACACGGCAGGTGGTGCCTGCGGAGGGCGCGGCATGAAGCCGGCCCACTCGGCGCTGGACCCGTTTGGGGATCGGCCGGTGATCGCGCTCGATGCGGTGGCATCGCGGTACTTGTCCCCGGCTGCGCGCATTGAGCGCATCACTACTCAGATCCGCGCGCTACGCGCTGAGCGGACCGCCCTCCGTCGAAAGATCAACCTCTCGCCGCAGGAGTGGGCCGACCTCACCCTCGATGCAGCTTGCGAGGTGTACTACACCAGCCGCGATGAAGTCCTAAATTACGATCGGCACTTGCGGCAGATCCATGCCCGACATACGTGGGTCGGCCTGCTGGCGCGGGTGACTGGCTGCGGGTCGCGGTCTCTCGCTCGATTGACCCGGCGCGACCGAATGGCGGTGACGAATTCTGTGGCGCAGTGCTCAGCCTTGCGCGAGACCGACCCTGAATTCCGCCGTCGGTGGCATGCCGCCGCGGAGATCGCCGGAGTGGTGCCATGACCCCAAAGCAGACTCAGCTCTACTGGCGCGAGTGGGCGGCGGTCCGGTCGGCCGATCCCAAGGCGGATCGGCATGATCTCCACACGCGCGCGCTCGGGCGCGACAAATCGTCGAAGGACTTTACCAACCGTGATCTCGACCAGGTCCTGGGCGTGTTCCGCGCGATCTCCGATCCCCTCAATCTCGCGCCGCAGATCCGTGCCCAGCGGCAGGGTCGGGCGCGACTCGAACACCGGCTGGCCGAGATCACCCAGTGCTTGGGAGTGTATGTCGAAGACCCGGCCGGGTACGTGGCGCGTGTTGTCTCGGATCGGTGGCCTGCGCCGACTGGCGGCTCGATCGGACCTGACGACCTGAGCGACAAGCCCTCGATGCGAAAGAACCGCAGCACCGGAGCACTCGAGGACGGGCCCAGCCAACTCCACCAGCTCGTGATGACCCTGTGGGCCCGGCTGATGGCCCTGCGCCGTGGCCGCGGGCACTCCCTGGCTGAGATGTACGCCGCGGCCGGCGTGCCAGCTCGGCGGCTATGGGCCGGCGACGGCCGCACAACCAGTTTCAGCCGGGAGGCCCGGCAGAAGGCGCGCAAGCCGGCAGCGGGTGCCGGCGGGCGTGCGAACGCACCAGTGCCCGCAGGAGAGGAGCCGTTTTGATGTCACCCATTGACCTGATTCTGAAGGAGCGGCGCCGGCAGATCTCTGCCGAGGGTTTCACCGCCGCCCATGATGATCTCTACATCCGTGAAGAATTGGCATTGGCCGCGGCCGTGTACTGCATCCCCAACTGGGCGATCGGCGAGGATGATCACGTAGCCGATGCAGTGGTGGAATTGTGGCCGTGGGAATGTGACTGGCTCAAGCGTACCCCCCACGACCGGCTCCGGGAGCTGACGAAGGCGGGCGCGTTGATCGTAGCCGAGATGGAGCGACTTCAACGCCTTGTCCCGATGCCGGCGCCGGTGTCCGGAAACGCGGATGCTCAATTCCCGGGATGAAGACGCTTTCCCTGATCCAGCCTTGGGCGAGCCTGATCATGCTCGGGCTCAAGCGGTATGAAACCCGGTCGTGGTCCACGGCCTATAGGGGGCCGATCCTCATTCACGCGAGCGGCACCAGGGACCGAGATGGACGTAATCTGTGGGAGAATCTCATTGCTGATCCGCTCCCACCGGGATTCAAGGTCCCGACCGTGCCGAAGCGGTATGCGGATCTGCCGTTCGGCGCGGTCTTGTGTCGAGCGGTGCTCACTGAAGTGATCCCGACCACCCACTTTTCCCTGCTGCCAGGAGTCGAAGGGTTCTTGGGGGACTTCAGCCCTGGACGGTACGCTTGGCGACTGACGGAGGTAGAGAGAATCTGGCCGCACCAGACGGCGAAGGGATCACTGGGCCTGTGGGAATTCGATCTACCGGAGGTGGTCCGGTGAGCGATAAAGCCAAATTCCCCCGCGCGCTCGCGTTGGACGTCGCTCGCGTCCTCTGTCGCATGATCGAGCGCGGGTGCGCGCGGATGCCCGACGGTAAGCCGGCCTTGAAAGTCTGCGGGAGTCTCCGCCGCGGGAAGTCAGAGGTCGGGGACATAGAGCTGGTGTACATCCCGCGCGTGGACCCAGTGCCGGAGGCCGCCGATCTCCTGGGTGACACAGGCCGGACCGTGCCACTGAATCGCGTGGATGAGGTGCTGGAGATTCTGCTCGCCGAGGGCGTGCTGGCCCGACGCCTGAACAAACTCGGCCGGACTGCGTGGGGGCCAGAGAACAAGCTGGCGGTGCATGTCCCGAGTGGCGTGCCTGTGGACCTGTTCGCCACTACGGCCGACGCGTGGTGGAGCTACATCGTGTGCCGGACAGGCAGCGCTGAAAGCAATACGCGAATCTCGTCGGCCGCGCTGCGCAAGGGCTGGCGGTGGCACCCGACGCAGGGCTACTTCCGCGGCTTCATGGGACAGCGGCACTGGATCGCCAACGAACAGGACGCCTTTCACCTGGTGGGGCTGCCGTACAAGGAGCCGAGGGAGCGATGAAGCTCATGCGAGCAGCCGATCTGTTCTGCGGCGCGGGAGGGACCTCGCAGGGGTTGGTGGAAGCCGCCACGGAGTGCGGCTACGACTGCGAACTGACTGCCGTGAACCACTGGGAGACGGCCGTGAACACCCACCGTCTGAATCACCCGGAGGCCCGCCACCTCTGCGCGTCGCTCGATGCGTTGAATCCAAGGGACCTGTTTCGAGAGGGGTCGTTGGATTTGCTGTGGGCGTCCCCTGAATGCACTCACCACTCAATCGCTCGCGGCGGACGGCCTGTGAGCGATCAAAGCCGTGCGACAGCGTGGTGCGTCATCCGATGGGCGGAGGCGCTCCTGCCAAACGTCATTTTGGTCGAGAATGTTCGGGAATTCTTACGTTGGGGTCCCTGCACACGACGAGGGAAGGCCATCAAGGCGAAGGCCGGGGAGACGTTCCGCGCATGGGTAAAGTGCTTGGAATCGCTCGGGTACGCGGTGGACCACCGGATCCTGTGCGCGGCGGATTACGGCGACCCCACCTCCCGCCGAAGGTTGTTTGTGCAAGCCGTCAGGGGCCGGCGCCAGATCCGATGGCCTGATCCGACTCACTCCGGTGCCTGGCGGACGGCACGAGAGATCATTGATTGGGCCGACCATGGGCAGTCCATTTTCGACCGCCGGCGTCCGCTTGCCGACAAGACCCTTCGGCGGATCGAAATCGGACTTCAGAAGTTCGGTTTGAAGCCGTTCATCGCCGCGTGGGACCACCAGAGCGGCTCCGGTGTCTGGGGTAGCGACCAACCGCTTTCTACGGTCACCACCAAGGCGCGTCATGGGGTGGCCGAGCCCTTCCTGATCAAATTGCGGGGGACCCATGAAAGCCAACTCGCGGGGACGGCGCGGTCCGTGGACCAGCCGGTGCCTACGATCACCGCCGGCGGGGGGCATGTTGCCCTGGTAAGTCCGTTCATTCTACCTCAACAGCGAGGTGGCCGCCCGACAAATTCTGTGGATGAGCCCCTCACGACGGTCACCTGCCGCGGAGCGCATGCGGTCGTGCAACCGTTCCTCGTCGGTGTGAACCACGGGAACTCGGGCAAGCCCAACGCTGCGCAGTGGAACGTACACTCTCTGGTGCGCCCGTTCTTGGTGAAATACTACGGCACCGGCGGACATCAGGGTGTGGATCAGCCTCTCGACACCGTCACTACCAAACCCCGCTTCGGTCTGGTGCGCCCAGTCGTGGAGCTCGCCGGGAAACGATACCTGCTTGATGTCCACTTCCGCATGCTCAGCCCCCGGGAACTGGCCCGAGCCCAGGGGTTCCACGACACCTACCAGTTTGAGGGCACAAAGAGTGACGTGGTGCGGCAGATCGGGAACGCGGTTCCGCGGTCGCTGGCCAAGGCCTTGGCCAAGGCCGTATTGCTCGGGTCAGCATAA